GGATCAGCGGATCAAGCGGGAGATCGCGCGGCTTAAAAGGGTTTTCCGTGACTTGGATAAAAACAAGTTGCAGACCGTGGAAAGCCTGATAAAAAACGCCGCGTTTATGGCCGTTTCGCTGGAAGAGCTACAAGAAATTATCAACGCCGAAGGCTACACCGTCGAATACCAGAACGGCGAAAATCAGAAGGGGACGAAGCAGAGCGACGCAGTAAAAACCCATATTGCAATGACGAAAAATCATGCTTCGATCATAAAACAGCTAACCGATCTTGTGCCGCCTGAAAAGAAAAAGGAAAGCCGTTTGCAGGCGTTACGGGACGAATAAATGCCGTTTGCAAACTACATTTACGAATATTTTTCGGGCATTCAGACGGGAAAATATACGGTTGGCAAGTGGGTTCGGCTGATTTATGAAATTGTCATTGCAGGGCTTGAACGAGGGGAATATTTCTTCAACGCGAAGAAGGCAAACAAGGCAATTCGCTTCATAGAGAATTTTTGTCACCATTGCGAAGGCCGGGACGATCTTTTGAAGCTGGAAGTGTGGCAAAAGGCTTGTGTTTCCGTGATCTTCGGGATCGTGGACGCGGACGGCTTGCGCGTGTTCCGCGAAGTCTTCATTGTCATAGGCCGGAAGAACGGCAAGACGCTTTTTGCTTCGGCGGTGATCGCGTACATGGCCTATTTAGACGGCGAATATGGAGCGAAAATATATTGCCTTGCGCCGAAGCTGGAACAAGCAAACATTGTCTATGATAACTTCTTTCAGATGATAAAAAAGGAACCGGAGCTTTCGGAGCTATCCAAAAAGCGGCGTTCCGATATTTACATTGAAGAGGCAAACACGGTTATAAAGCCGCTGGCCTTCAACGCGAAGAAATCAGACGGCTTTAACCCGCATTTGGTTGTCAATGACGAAGTGGCAAGCTGGCGCGGCGACGGCGGGTTGAAGCAATACGAAGTTATGAAATCCGCGCTTGGCGCGCGGCGGCAACCGTTGATCCTGTCAATCAGCACGGCGGGATATGAAAACGACGGGATTTTTGATGAATTGATGAAGCGATCCACGGCCTTCTTGAAGGGCAACAGCAAGGAACGCCGCCTTTTGCCGTTCCTATACATGATCGACGATGTGGAACGCTGGAACGATATTGAAGAGCTGAAAAAGGCAAACCCGAATATGGGCGTTTCCGTGTCGGAAGACTTCTTCCGCGAGGAAATAGCGGTTGCGGAAATGTCCGCAAGCAAAAAGGCCGAATTCCTGACGAAGTATTGCAACATCAAGCAGAATTCTTCTATTGCATGGCTTGACGCGCACGTTGTAGAAGGTTCGGCGGCAGAAATCACGCTTGCAGACTTCCGGAAAACCTATGCCGTGGGTGGCATTGACCTTTCGCAAACAACGGACTTGACGGCGGCAACGGTGATCGTGGAGCGGGGCGGGAAGCTGTATGCGTTTACACAGTTCTTCATGCCCGCAAACCGCGTCGAGCGGGCAACGGCAATCGACGGCGTGCCGTATGCCCTTTTTGTGCAGAAGGGTATTATAACGCTTTCCGGCGAAAATTACGTTGACTATAAGGACGTGTATAATTGGTTCGTCATGCTGAAAGAAAAATACGAAATATACGTGCTTAAAGTGGGCTATGACCGATACAGCGCGCAATACCTTGTTGACGATATGCGCGCCTATGGCTTCCACATGGACGATGTTTTTCAGGGTGAAAACCTTGCGGGCGTGATCCGCGAATTTGAAGGGATTTTGCTTGATGGCAATTTCAAGATCGCGGATAACAGCTTGCTAAAGGCGCATTTCCTGAATGTGGCCTTAAAGCACAACATGGAAACGCGGAAATTCCGTCCGGTTAAAATCGAACAGCGGGCGCGCATTGACGGCTTTGTGTCGGTGATCGACGCAATGACCGTCCGGCAGAAATACTATAACGAAATCGGCATAATGCTAAAAAATGCGGGGTGATTTGTCAAATGGGAGTGTTTGAAACTATTTTCCGGAGGCCGAAAAGCGATCTTGTGCCAACAGGCTATTTCAAAATGCTGAACGGGTACACGCCCGTTTTCACGAACGCGCCGGAAAGCGTCTACGAAATGGAGATCACGCGGGCGGCTATTCATTCGTTCGCGTCCTTTTGCAGTAAATTGAAGCCGGAAATATCGGGGAGCGCGAAGAAGCACCTTGAACGCACGTTGCAGTTTAAGCCTAACCCGTTTCAGGACACAACGAAGTTTATTTACCGCGTGGCGACGATCCTTGCGGTGAACAACACCGCCTTCATTGTGCCAATAGAAGACGAATTCGGCGGCCTTGTGGGGTATTATCCCCTATTGCCGCAGAATTGCGAAGTGTTAGACGTGGGCGGCGTGCCGTACTTGCGCTATACGTTTTCAAACGGACAGCGGGCGGCGATCGAGTTTGACCGCGTGGGCGTGCTGACGCAATTTCAATATTCCGATGATTTTTTTGGAGAAACGAACGCGGCCTTGCGCCCCACAATGCAGTTGATCCACACACAAAATCAGGGGATCATAAACGGCGTGAAGAATTCGGCTTCTATTCGCTTTCTGGCGAAAATTGCGAATATGCTTGCGCCGGAAGACATAGCGAAGGAGCGCAAACGCTTCACCGAAGACAACCTTTCCGCGGACAATCAAAGCGGCATGATTATCTACGATCAGAAATTTGCAGACGTGAAACAGGTTGATAGCAAGCCCTTCACGGTGAACGCCCTTCAAATGCAACAGATCAACGAAAACGTGTTTAACTACTTCGGGACTTGTCTTGAAATCCTGCAAAACAGGTATACCGAAGACCAATGGAACGCGTACTATGAAGGCAAAATTGAGCCGTTCGCCCTGCAACTTTCCCTTGTCATGTCGAATATGACCTTTACGCCGCGGGAGATTGCCCATGGCAACGCAATCACGTTCACGGCGAACAGGCTTCAATACGCAAGCAATCAAACGAAGCTGAATATTTCCACACAGCTTTTTGACCGCGGGTTGCTGAACCGAAACGGCGTTATGGACATTTGGAACATGGCGCACGTAGAGGGCGGCGAAAAATACTATATCCGCAAAGAGTACACAGAAATTTCACAGCTTGGAAAGGAGGGAGCCACAAGTGCCGATAGTGAAGGATCGGGAATACCGACAGATGGCGTTACCGCTGGCGACGGCGGCGACGGGGACGGCGAAGAGGTTTGACACGGATTTTTACGTTGAAGGCTTTGCCACAACCTTTGACACGCCGTATTTGCTGTATGAATACGACGGGGTGCAATATTTTGAAGTGGTAGACCGGAACGCCCTTGCGGGCGCGGATTTGTCCGACGTGATTATGCAGTACGATCACGCGGGCATGGTGTACGCACGAAACAAGATGGCAAAAAGCAAGCCGCCTTCCCTGCTGGTTGAACCGCAGGAAAGCGGCCTTTTTATTGCCGCAAATTTGGGCCTTACCGAAGAGGCCCGGAAACTTTACAGCACGATCGACGCGGGGTTGATTTATAAAATGTCGTGGGCGTTCAGGGTTGCGGAAGACGCATACAACAAAGACACGCACACGCGAACAATCTTGCGGATCAAGAAGGTTTACGACGTTTCCGCGGTATCTTATCCCGCAAACGTCGATACCGATATTGCCGCGCGTTCCTACTTCGACGGAGTGATCGAAGCAGAGAGGCGGGAGGCGTTAGCGCGGCAGGCACAGCTATTGAAACTAAAAATTTTATTGGAGGTATGACAACATGAGATTGCAGGAAATCGAAGCCCGCCTTGCGGCGATCAAGAAGGAGATCGAAGAGAGGGGCGCGGAGCTGACCGCGGAGCAGTTGGCCGCGTTCACGAAGGAGGTTGACGATCTAAAAACCGAGAGGGCGGGCCTGCTGGCCGCCGCCGAACAGCGTTCTTCCCTTCTGGCTTCCATTGCGGAAGGCACAAGCGGCGGCGCGGTGGTTCGTTCCTTCCCTTCCCCCGCCGCCCCTGCTGGCGGTGAACAGCGCGGGGAAGCTGACCCGCTGGACAGTATGGAATACCGCCGCGCGTTCATGGACTACGCTTTGCGCGGCACGCCCATTCCGGCAGAGTTCCGCGCAAACGCCGTTTCTACAACCGCGGACAACGGCGCGGTAATCCCCACAACGATCTTGAACAAGATCATTGAGAAAATGGAAGCCGTGGGCATGATCCTTCCGCTGGTGACGCGCACGGCCTACAAGGGCGGCGTTTCTATCCCGACTTCCAGCGCGAAGCCTGTTGCGACGTGGGTTGCAGAGGGCGCGGGGAGCGACAAGCAGAAGAAGGCCACGGGAAGCATTACCTTTGCTTACCACAAGTTGCGGTGCGCCGTGGCCGTGTCGCTGGAAGTGGACGTTATGGCCTTGTCCGCGTTTGAAGCGACGCTTACCAATAACGTTGTGGAGGCTATGACGAAGGCCACGGAACAGGCCATTGTTTCCGGCGATGGGAGCGGGAAGCCGAAGGGCATTCTTTCCGAAACCGCCCCCGAAGGGCAGGCGTTGACTTCCAGCGCGCCCGCGTATGCTGACCTTGTGGCCGCCGAAGGCGCGTTGCCGCAGGCATACGAAAACGGCGCGGTGTGGTGCATGAGCAAAAAAACCTTCATGCAGTACGCGGGCATGGTGGACGAAGTGGGACAGCCGATCGGCAAGACCAACTACGGGATCGCGGGCAGGCCGGAAAGAATGCTGTTGGGCCGCCCCGTGGTGTGTTGCGATTATGTGCCGTCCTTCACTTCCGGCATGGACGCGGGAACCGTGTTCGCGTTCCTCTTCAACTTCAAGGACTACGTGTTGAACACCAACTACACTATGACCGTGAAGAAGTATGAGGATAACGAAACCGACGATCAGGTAACAAAGGCGATTATGCTTGTTGACGGCAAGGTTGTTGACAAGAATTCCCTTGTTACCATTGCGTCCGGCGCGGCTTCTGGCGGCGGTGGTGGGCAGTAATGACGCGGAAGGGGTGAACGGGCAATGCTGGACAAGGTGAAGGCCGCCTTGCGTGTGAAAACAACCGCCTTCGACGATGAAGTGCAAGGGCTGATTGACGCTTGCAAGGCCGATTTGCGCCTTGTCGGTGTGAACGTTCCAGAGGATCAGCCGCCCGCCGAAGGTGAACCGCCTTCGGCGGGTGATCCTCTTATCACGCGGGCGATTATCCTATACGCAAAGGCAAACTTCGGGTATAGCGACGATAGCGAGAAATACCGCGCCGCCTATGATTACTTGAAGTGTTCTTTGAGTTTAGCGGGGGGTTATCATGCGGTGGATTGATGAAATTACCTTGATCAACCTGGAAGCCCCCGAAGAGCGGGTGAACGCAAACGGCTTCCCGAATGAACCGAAGGAAACGCGCACGGTGCTTTTCGGCAACAAGAAATCCGTGGGCTTTTCGGAGTTCTACAAAGCCGCGGTTGCGGGTTACGCCGCGGAATTGAAGGTTGACGTATACACGGAAGAGTACGGCGGGCAAAAGCTGGCCGAAGTGGACGGCGTGCGATACCGGATATTGCGGACATACCGCGATCCGAAGAACACGGACATAACGGAATTGACGCTTTCCGATCTTCCGGAAGTGCAGGAAGACCAGGGCGAAGAGCCGGACGGCGGCGAACAGGAAGGAGGCGGGGACGGTGGCGCGGTTTGAAGTAAACGGCATTGAAGGCTTCGAGGATAAAATCTTGAAGCGGGAGGCCGCGGCAACGGCGGCAGTTCCCGCTATGCTGAAAGCTGGCGCGGCGGTGCTGGTAGACGCACAGCAAGCGGAAATCCGCAGCACCTTTCACAGCGGCAGAGTAACAGGCGATCTTGCAAGCTCTATCAAAGCAACGTCCGTCAAGAAGAAGGACAGCACGCAATACGTGGAGGTATACCCGCAGGGGACAAACCGCCGCGGGGAGCGTAACGCCACGGTGGGATTTGTCCACCAATACGGGCGATCCAATATGCCCGCGCGTCCGTGGTTCACAAGCGCGAATGAGAAGGCCGCGGGAGAGGTACAAGAGGCAATGCGGCAGGAATGGGACAAACAGCAAGGAGGCGGGGCCGAATGATTGACACCGTGGACGCGCTGGTAAAATCCACGCTTGCCGCCCTTTGCCCGAATGTGGCGCGCCTGCTATACCGCGGGAAGGCTGGCACGTTCTTCACGTATCAGCTTGTTTTATCGCAGGACAGGGACGCGGCAGAAGACGAAATGCAGGGGACGGAATATATTTACCGCGTTGACCTTTATTCAAAGCGGGATTATATAGCCTTGTTGCGCCGGACAAAGCGGGCATTGAAGGCCGCGGGCTTCTATGGGATCGTGATTGATCCGGAAACCTACGAAACGGACACAGGTTTTTACCACGTTCCCATTGAATGCAGATACTACGAAAAAACGGAGGTATAAAAACTATGGCAACTATTGGTTTGCGCGATCTTTACCGTGCGCCGATCACGGTTGACGAAAGCGGCAAGGAAACATACGGAACGCCCGTGCGCATGGCGAAGGCTATTAGCGCGGAAATGTCCGTAGAGGTAGCCGAAGCGATCCTTTACGCCGACGATGGCGCGGACGAAGTGGTAAAGGAGTTTGTTTCCGGCGAATTGAAGTTGAACGTGAACGACCTTATGCCCGCCGATCTTGCCGCCCTGCTGGGGCAGACGCAGGACGCGGACGGCGTGGTATACGCCGGGGAGGAAGACGATCCCCCGTATATGGCTATCGGCTTCCGCGCGAAGAAGGCAAATGGAATGTATAAGTTCATTTGGCTTTACAAGGTGAAATTCGCTATTCCGTCCGAGAAGTACCAGACCAAAGCGGACGGGATCGAATTTGTCACGCCGGAGATCACGGGGCAGTTTATCAAACGGCCTGATGGCAAGTGGAAGGCCGAACAC